AGATGAACCGTCATCCACTGCTAAAGCTGAACCATTGCTAGAAATAGCTATTGAGTTTCCTTTAAACGCACCAATACCGCCAGCAGGTAGGTTAGTCAAATTAGCACCAGAGATAGCGGGTAACGTAGATGGGAACCTAGCATCTGCTAAAGTGCCTGACGTTAAATCTGAGGCGCTTGTTGAGTTAGTGACCTTCGCTGTGTTCTCTGTGATAGCTGATGCTTGAGAAGAAGTGATACCTGTCTTAGCAGTGTTAGCTGTAATTGCACTCGCTTGACTACCTGTAACGCTAGTAGCTGCAATACCTAAAGCAGTGATCTGAGATGCAGTTTGGTCTGCTGTGGCTGAGGCTTCAATACCGTCTAGCTTAGTACCATCTGTAGCTACATCACGACCGTCAAAGGTAGAGTTGGTAGTGATAGCGCCTGTCATAGCACCACCAGCTAGAGACAGGACACCTAAGTTGGTACGTGCTGTTGCAGCATTAGCCACATCACTTAGGTTATTGGCAACAAGTAAAGAACCTGCTAACGAAGCATACGCAGCAACCCATGCAGTGCCATTATAAACTTTCATAACATTACTAGAGCTATTGAAATACAAAGCACCTGTAATCAGTGATGCACCATCGTTGTCTGTAGTAGGGTTTGCCGACTTAGCACCCAAGTACCTGTCATCAAATGAGTCATACGCGAGTTCGGCTGCTACCTTTGCTGCTTCTGATAGAACTACATCAGCATTAGTCAGCACTAAGTCAGCGGCAGTATCTATTGTATCTTGATTGGTTAATACTAAGTCTGCTGCAACTGCTGTACGATCTAATCCAGTTTGAACCTTATCAGCTTCAGCTAATACTACGTCAGCGTGGGTTAGCACTACGTCAGCGTTAGTCGCTACTCGATCTAAGCCAGTTTGTACTTTATCAGCTTCAGCAAGAACTACGTCTGCATGAGTTAGAACTACATCAGCATTAGTTAATACAAGATCTGCATTAGTTGCTATTCTATCATTATCTGCAAGTGTTGCACTGTTAGCAGCACCAGAAGCAGAGTTCCCAGCCGCAGTTGCAGAGTTAGCCCCTGCGGTTGCGCTGTTAGATGCGTTAGTAGCCTGAGTGCTGGCAGTGCTTGCACTTGCGCTTGCTTGATTAGCTTTTGTAGTTGCTGTTGACGCGCTAGACGCTGCCGCTGTTGCTGAGTTAGCTCCTGCGGTTGCTGAGTTAGCTCCTGCGGTTGCTGAGTTACTAGAATTGGTAGCTTGAGTAGAAGCTGTAGACGCTGAGTTGGAGCTGGCGGTAGCAGAGTTAGCTCCTGCGGTTGCTGAGTTAGCCCCTGCGGTAGCAGAGTTGGCCGAAGCTGTTGCTGAGTTGGCCGAAGCTGTTGCTGAGTTAGCTCCTGCGGTTGCTGAGTTGGCCGAAGCTGTTTCTGAACTGGCAGCATTTGATTCTGCGGTTTCAGCATTTGATTCTGCTGTTTCAGCATTTGTCTCTGCGGTTTCAGCGGCTGCTTGTGCTGTTTGCGCAGCCGACTTTGCGGTTTCTACGTCAGAAACATTAATAGCTAAGGCTAACTTAGCAGAAGAAACATCTGAAGATAATGTCCCAGAAGTATGATCTACGAGAACTGCATAAATATTCTTAGTGCTATTATCTCGAACCGTATCGTTTTTAATATACGCTGTAGAGGTTGCCCAGTTGCCTTTCCATTGGAAGGCTGAACTTATAAGAACTAAGTTACCGCTAGCATTAAAGCCAACTTCTTTATTCGCTCGGTTTGGCGCAGACTCGGAAATAAGCTGGTCGCCTGATGTACCTACTGGTAGCTTCAATGAGCGGTTTGTGACTACCTCTACGTTATCAAAACCCGTTTCAATAGCATCTACTCGGTTATTAATATCATTGGCACGGGCAGTTGTACCGGCAATAAGATCTGACGGTTTCGTAAAAGTGTTGCTCATCTATTTAATCCTCGTATCGAGTAGTTCAGTTGTACACCCTGTAAAGTAAATGCAGGGTCAGTTGCGCTGCTGTGAACGATAAGCAGACTAATATTACTGCCTGTTCCGTTCAGATACGCTTCAGCCGACGCCACAACAGCGCTCGACCATACAAAATTATCCCAGCTAGCTACGTCCCAGAATCCACCACCACCACCACCGCTTACTGAGCCTCCAGTTAGACTCGCCTCAGAAGCTAAGGATGATCCACCAAGGCCGTAATCATAGTCGGCTACATAGTTCAATGTAGCTTGACCACCGGACTCAACCTCAAGTACAGCTTTGCGGTATCTCTTTTTCTTCTGGGGAGTACCTAGTGGTGTAAACGCTAGGCGAAGGAATGACTGGATAGCAGCTCCATTAAACGAACTGCCTGTATCCATCCTCATTACTTTCCCATCGGTGCTACCGAAATAGTTTTCAGCAATAAAGCTTGGGGTGTCGTTTAAAAGCCAGTTGGTGTATCCAATAACTGCCCCATTAGCGATAGTGCCAACTAGCACTGATTTATCACTAAAGAACAGGCGGTATTGGTTTTTATCTTTGTTGACGCTAGCGCCTACAATCAAATCCTTTCGACGTTTTAAATACGGGTTTACGGCTGCACTTATGCTGCTGGTTTCAAAGTCGCCAAAGGCTTGTGTAGCAACCATGCTGGATAGATCATCGCCATTAAAGAAGTACAGTCCTGTTTCAATGTACGCTTGGGAGCGCTCTGCGGCCCCCATTACCATAGAGAATGATTGTAAATCCCAGTTAGAAGCCGATGTTCCGTAGAGGACGTTAATGCGATCTTCGCCGGTGATAACTAAAGAGTTACCCTGCATACTTCTCAGGCCGGTCACTTCAGTACCTAGACCTAGTTCGCCAGCGCCTGTTGCCAAGGTCCAGCTAGTAGGATTACCAATACCGCTGTGCTGTACCGAGCCTCCAGTGAACGATAAGAACAGGTGGTTCTTATGAACACCGACATGCGTTGGAGTATCTTCTGTCATCCCGGTGGTAAGTTGCGTGTATGTTGTTCCGTCAAACTGAAAGGCTTTATTCACGCCATCGCAGCCATACATCTTGTCTGAGCCTGAGTGACCGCCGAAGTTGTAGCTTAAAAAGTCATAGTTGCCGCCAACGGTAAGTGTTGGTGTTGTAACAACAACCCACCCAGATGACGTACTTTTGTGCATGACACATGCGTTGCCTGCCGCGTTGTCTCGGAATGCGTAAACAACATTATTGTATTCCCACACGCCTCGAATTGGTCCACTACCCGCTACAGCTAAAGGCGTTCCACTCGCACGACCATCGTAGATCGTATAGCCATCCACGCGGCGATAACCGCCACCCAATGCACACTCGAAGTTCTGCGCTAAAATAGCGTTACCCGGTCCAAGCGACATCGCTGGACTAACCAGGTCAAGGCCTCCGCCAAGTGGCCAATATTGAGTCTGTACAGACATTCTTATGCCACCGGTCTTTCAGCTAGTGTGATTGTAGGTAATGCAGTTACGCCCATAGCAGATAGCCTAATGTTTAGTTGAGCTTGTGCGTCCTGATATAACTCAGGCGCGTCTTGCTCAGCAGCCACATAGAGGATAGCTTTATAGAGAACCGCGTCCTGAAACTGCTCCGGCAACAACAACTCATCCGTGTTTGCGGATAGCTGCTGTGGTGTCCGGTAATAGTCAAAGCTGATTGTGTACACTGCGTCAGGCAGTGTGTTAAATGACAGCTTATTGTCTGGTCTAATCGTGAAGCTGGTAGGCTTCCCGCTGGAAAATGTAGTACGCGACCAAGTCGCCCAAGGAACATAGGTTAAATACCCTGTCTGTCCGTTGTCCGTGATGCGTACAGAACCTGTAACCCATTTATTTAACGCTGGTGAAAGCGCCAAGTTTGATACTGGATCATAGTTTTGCTGGCCATTTACTGTGCTAAAAGATTCAGTTTGCCATAGGAAATTCCAGTCATTAAGATTCTGGATTTCAGTCCATGCACGGTTAATCCAATCAACCGATTTTCTGTTGAGGCCAGTCTGGCCAATAACAGAAGACACGCCCTGATCGCTTAGTCCTGTTTCTTTTAACAGCTTGTCGCAAAGTGCCAGATAGTTCAAAGCTTACCCCACTAACGAATATGGAAAACGTTGCAAGTCGCGGGATTGATCCACACCATCTACTCGCTCTGTTTGCGTAATGACCGCGTTGTCGATCACTTCAATAACTTCAGGGGGCAATGATACTGATTCATTGCGCTGAATCTGGTACGCATAACCATTAACACTGACAAAAATATCACTCTTACCGAGGTCACCATCCTGATTGTGGAAGATCACTTTTACACGGCTGGGTTTGGTAGCGCTCCGCTTATTAGCGGCTGGCTTTTCTTTAATAACCTCAACGGTATCTACTTCACGCATTTATTTACTCCAATAAAAAAGGGCGCCGATTAGGGCGCCCTTTGGGGGGAAACTAACCTATTGGTTAGTCGGTTACAGCAGACTCAATACGCACCATAAAGGCGTCGTTTAGAATTACTGCGGTCTGCATAGATTTCCAGCTAACATGACCACGCTGGGCCAATGGATCGCTGTCGGAAGGCTTAGGGTTGACTACTGCTGGACTTAGGCTAGCACCACCTTTAAGTGGAACAATACCGTAAGCGTCACGACCTACAATCAACGTGGTGTACACGTCAGCAACCGAACCAGCGGTTGAGATCATAGCGCCCTTAGTTGCACCACCATTGGCGATTGAAGCAAAGATCGTAGAACACATGTAACGCACATCCTCTACCTTACCAATCTCGCCTTCATGTGGAGCCGTTGTTCCGTACTTCTCAACTGGAACGAATCCAGCAAAGCTACGAATTACAGCGTCCATATCTGGGTGGATCAAACCAATAAACGAAGGTGCGACAGCTTCAGTGCCGTAAGAAGGCGTACTTTTTACTACAGAAGTAATTTGACGCGCATTTTGGCGCTTCAAGGTACGAGTTGCCTTACGTTGGTCAGCTAACGTCATCTCAGTGTTTACAGCGTTACGCGCAGAACCGTTTGCGTACTGTACGTTAGTACCCGCTTTCAATACGTTAAAACGAACAGTCTCAACAGTTTGAGCGGCTTGCTCACCTAACACTTCAGAAGCTTCACGCAACACGGGGTCTTCGTGAGTGTCGATAACAACGTCACTGATCGTTACTAAGTCACCATACTGTTGTAGGGTGGCCGTTACATCAACAGCGGCTAGCTGCTTAGCTGTTGGCGTTACGCCTTCAGTCAATGCAGTAGTGGCTAATGCCAAGCTGGAATAGCGACGGAACTTCTGT